GGCGCTCTTCTTCATAAACTTGCTGGTGAGTCGGGCACCGAGACCTACGGTGAACTCTTCCATCATCTTTTCATTCTCATCGTTAGGAATGAGTGCTGGGAATGAGTCAACCACGATGCAATCCACGGCTCGGTTATCTAGAGCCTTGGTGATCAGGTCGTACGCCTGTTCCATGATGTTGGTTTCAACAATCCAAATGCGCTCTAAGTCAATACCAATGGCTTGGGCATACTCAGGAACAAACTCCTCAGCAGCGATCCATAGGACGACCCAGTCGGGGTCTAAGGCTTGGTTAGCCGCGATTGTCTTTAGAACAAGGGCAGTCTTACCTGATGATTCGTCTCCAATGATCTCAGACCACTGGTTGACAGGCCAACCACCGCCGAGCATCAGGTCAAATGCCAAGACTCCCGTAGTGATACGGGGAAGTTCTTTACGCATCTCTGAACCCTTGATGATGGTGTTGGCACCATGTTTCTTATTGATGATGTCTTTGATTGACTCAAAGGTGTCCATTAGTTCTCCGTTTGGTGATTGCTAGATAGACCAAGAAGATTGGTCTGCTTGTGTGTATTTACCATTCCAACCACAGCAGTAACAGCGTGGTGCTGGGGCATGTCCATTAATCATTGCTTTTGATCGGCTGAATACTAGGTTACTACCACAGTCGGGACAATCATGTGTTTCACGGCGAGATGCTTCCCCGCCCTTCCATGAACGAATCGCTTCACCCATGTTTATTTCCCCGTTTGCGTCAATAGATGCTTGGACTTGAGCCTGAGCCTGAGGTGCAGGCTGTTGTACCTGAGGGAACCTAATGTTACTCGGACTAGACGGCATAGTTGATGGAGGCGTCCGAGGAGGGGGTGAGGGTTGATTACCTATTTTTCTTGACCACCAGTCACTCATCGTCTTCATCCTCCTGTTCTCCGTTGAAATATGCGTCCCATCCATCATCTTCGTCGTCAAAGTCAGGAGGGTCAATTGTGAACATACTAATCACTGAGATCACCTGGCTGAGTGCATCGGGTGGGATAACCAATGGAATTTCACCGCAGATTTTAATGTCTTGGTTATCTAACAGCATGGTTATAAGTGAGACACCAAATGAAGTAAAGAGGGCGACAGAAACATCAACCTCTTTTTCGTCAAGATCATTCTGCAACTGGATGATATGGGACACCCATTCTGAGCATTTGTGGATGTCGTCAAGTAGCCCGAGAGCCTTTAGGGTAAACCACTTACCCATAACATCTGTAGTTTCCTGTTCCATGACTTCTTCTGAGGGAAGCGAGAAACCAGCCATCTCGGCAATCTCTTGACCATCCTGTGGGGACATGGTGAGAAGAAATGTCCTATGGTTTAATGGTTCATACTCTTCGTTCATTTTCCCTTAGCCTCCGACCATGTATTTGCTGAATGACAGGATACCTTCAATGGGATGCCATTGATAATTCGGTCGTGACCCATGGCTTGAACCATTACTTTTTGTGCTTCTTCTACATTTTCATTTGGAACTGCTACCACTAATTCGTCGTGTACCTGTACTAATATCTTGGCATTGAAAGGCTTCAATGCTTCGTGGACATCAATCATAGCAATCTTACAGATGTCAGCCGCGGAACCCTGAACAATGGCATTGATGGCTTGGCGCTCTGCCCGTGCTCGTGCACCGTCATCACGGCTGTGAAGTTCAGGTAGCCGACGACGACGACCTGACAGTGTGTTGACATGCCCGCACATTTGTGCTTTTACTATTTCAGTTTTCTTCCACAAAGATATTCCGCTAAATTGTTTGTAATAGTTATTAATTACTTCTCGTGCTCTATTTTCAGTAATACCCGTAGTACTAGCAAGTTTCTGTGCACCACCGCCATATGCCGTCAAGAAGTTAACTCCCTTGCCCAATTGTCGTTCTTCGGAGGTTACATCTGCTACTGGTTTGTTTAGGACAAGAGCGGCGGCGCCAGCGTGAATGTCCTGCTCTTCAAGGAAGAACTTACTCATATTCTTATCCTTAGAAAACATACACATAACCCTTAGTTCAATCTGATCATAGTCAGCCACGAGCAATGTATGACCGGCTGGTGCAACAAACAAACTGCGGATACTTGAGTCTCTTGGGATGTTTTGTAGATTGGGGTTACTTGACGAGAGGCGTCCAGTAGCGGTTCGGTGCAAGTGGTATGACGGGTGCAGGCTGTTGTTGACCAACTTTAGAAGAAGACTCTCAACATAGGTTGATTTCATCTTCTTGATTTCCTGCCATTCAAGAAGCATAGGAATCAAGGGATGTGCTTTTTCAACAAACCGCAGTGCTTCTTCGTCAACAGACGAGGCTCCCTTGGCGGTTTTCTTGTGGGACTTTAAACCAAGACCGCCCTCTGCCTTACTTTTAAATAAGAACTCTTGCTTGCTCTTATTACTATCGGGGTTGAACCCTAAGGGGGTGAACTGTGACATCTCATTTAACAGATCACGCATACGCCCATCCAGTTCACGACCAAGGACAACCATGGCGCTTTTCTTAACAGGAATACCAATGTCTTCCATGTCCATAATGACACGGAGTACGATCATGTCCTGATCAAGAGCATTTCTTAGACCTGCTTTATTCTTGATCTGATTCCACAGTCGTTTGTACAGCATCCATGTCCAGCGGACATCTAGGTGTACATATTTGGTAGCCGACGAGAACGCCACAGTATTGATGATCTTGCCGAGTTTGCCCTCTTTGTAGTAGGCGTCATGCCCACCATAGTTATAGGAGATTAAATTTGTCAGGCTGTAGCCACTGAGATTTTCATTCACGATGTGTTGCATGAGCATCGTGTCCATAAATCCTGACATAGGCAACTCAACATTTAGGTATTTGCGAATTGATCTGGCGTCAAACTTGACATTGTGACCCACCTTTATGATATTTGGGTCAGAAAACAATGGTTCTAATGCTTGAAATACATCAGAGCGAGATAATTGTTGTGGTGGTTCGCTGAATACGGCGGGAATGCGATACCGAGTCTTTGCTTCTGACTCAGTGCCATCTTTCTTTAACTTGCGGTAACCCGTTGGGGGGACGGTTGAACCGTCACCAACCTCTTCGGGTGTGATGACTTCGCCACATAGATGACCCATTGGGATAGCCCATGAGTAGCCATCGGTGGCAATACCAATCCAAAAGACTTCGTTACGCAAGGGGTCAAGGGCAATAATGCCTCTCCACTTATCCATAAGTCGTTCGCGTGTGGCATCCCTAACTGATTGGGATGTAGACACCATGTCGGCTAGGTGCTGTTTGAGTTCAGTGTTGAACGCATTCATGGCGTCGGCATGACGCTCAACTACACCGCGTGTCTCCACATCAAATGCGAATGCGCCCACGCTTTGCACGATTTTAACTATCTCGTGTATTTCTTCAATCGTAGAAACAACAAGGGGAGGGGTTGTTACGCCCCTCCCCTCGCTACGAACACTGATGTTCATGAATATTCCGCTGAGACAGCGAGCAAGTCCTTGCGGTTAGGGATCGGGACAATCTCATCCGTATAGGCAAGGCGAAGGAACTTAGTCAGTTCGGCATCGCTCAAGTCTTGGACTCCCCATTCCTCTTCAAGGTCACGAGCCTTTACCAACTGATGGTTGGTAGCGGTGGTCGCACCCTTGCCTGAGCGTGAAACAGCCCAATAGTGCTTGGGGAGTGGTCCTTGGCGTGGATCGTCATTGAAGTTCTTCAACTGGTCAATAACTCGGGTGCCAACTTCGTATGAACGGAGCACAGGTTCTTCGTTTGGAATTAGGAGAGCCACATTGAAAGCAAACTTGTTGCTGGGCTTGTTACCTGATTCGCATAGTGGGCATCCACGCTCATCAATATTTGCGATGCATGTGAATGACTTTTGACCAGTGCGCTCCATCCAATGCTGGCGATAAGCCGCATAGGGGGCAGATTCAAGGAACTTGATAATTACAGGTTCCTCAGTAACCTTGAGGCGCTGTGCATATGAAGAGTCACTGACTGCGGACTTCAACTGGCTAACGCCTTCCCAACCACCGCGGATTAACTTGCGGGGTGCGTCTTCAACCTTGGCTGATTTACGCACGGGGGTGTCATCGTCGTCGTCATCGTCCTCAATGGCTCGTGACTTTCGTGGGGCTTCGTAAGCGACTTCATCTTTCTCAAAGTCGTCATCATCGTACTTAGGCATGATTTTTCTTTCTCGTGTGTTTGTGTTTGTGTTTATTGGTTACTTGTCAGGCGCTTTTGGCGACCGATAAGTTCTTGGTGACCGAGCATATCTTGCGATTTGCTGTTCGGCGCGTTTTTCTTAATAATTTCCCAAGTCACTTGGGCCAGTGTGTGATTGCGTAATGTCTAAAGTCGTTCCATTGCTTGGAGTTTTTGTCGTCCAAGTTGAAGCGCTTTATACAGTCTTTCAGGAATTCTACCTGTTTGCGGGTGTACAGGCGACGAC